AAACCCTGAAAAAGGTGGGATTATTCGCCGAAGGGAAAGCCAAAAAGCACATGAGCGCACAAGACTTAGGTTGGATACCCCTAAAGCCCGAAACCCTAAAGAACAAGCAAAGAAACAACCACTCTACTAACATCTTGGTAATGACCTCCGCCTACTTTCAAAGTATTACCTCATGGGTACAAGGTGACAAGGCTTACGCAGGTGTAAAGAAGGTGGTAAGAAACGACCAAGGAGAAGAGATAGCCAACATCGCCAAAATACACGAGTTTGGAAGCCGAAAAGCAGGCATACCAGCCCGACCATTGTGGCAACCTGTTTTTAAGGAGGCTTTGGAATGGCTAGACAACAACAGCCCCGAAGAGTTGGTAATTAAAAAACTAAGAAAACTAATAAGATAAATGGCAACAGTAACCATAGGATTTTTCAATACCGATTCAGGTATTATCAGCGTTCGTGCCGACAACGTAAGACAAGCATCCGCAGCAGGGGCTTACAACTGCATTACCCTTAAAATCGGTAGCCGCATCTTGACCACAAACACGTTGGACGAGATTGCGGCACTTGATGGTTTGGTAAAGCTCACTACCTCTACTGGAACTGTAGTTGTTTTGAACTCTGCCGACTTCAACCAAGTACAGGCATCGGGTACTGGCTCTTTGATTATTTTCAAGGATGGTACCAAGATTAAGGTACTCGAAGACCCCCAAACCATTACCGACACTACCACAGGCTATGCAGAACCTGCGCCTGTTTGTAATTTGCCAATCATTGCGGGCGTGGTAGTTTCGCCTTATTTGCCTGCCTCTAGTCCGGTACTTATCCCTTTCGAGTGCTTAAACGAAACAAGCCCAGGCGTTTGGGATTTGTCACTTGACATCTCTTCATTCGCTGAATTTAGTTTGGTGTTTGTCTATGACGTAGATGGCATTTTCCAAGGGATGCAGCAGTACAGCCCCAACGAAGGTCAAGTTACTTTCTCGGTCGATGTAAGTACTGCAAACTTGGCTAACGGTTATGTGATTTTTGCTAGTAACAATAGCTACATTTTTGATGTACAGCCTTTGGCTTCAATCATTGGTAACAGTGATAACTTCTCTTTACGTGAATACGGTGTAGCAGTATTTGAAGTTTCCGAAGATGTTACCACAATCAACCAAGTTACACTTACGGATGACATTGGACACAGCAAAGCAGGTGCCTTATCTTCCAACGTAGCTGGCGTAACCGCAGGCATGATAGTATTGCTTGGTACTTTTGGAGAGTTCCGTATGTACAACCTGCAAAAAACAGATGTATCAGGGTTGAGCATTGGGGTTACTTTCAATGAGCCTGCCTGTTCCGCATCGACCTCTGTATATGTAGTTGATTTTGAAAACTCTACTGTAACCCAAGCATAATGTCCCAAGGCGAATTTACATATCAGGAGCTTGACGACTCCATCTTAGAAGCACTCCGCTTGCAAGTAATTGCGGCGGGGTACTTTCCTAATTTGCGCAGTTTCCAACCACAAAGCCCTGCCAATGTAACCGCCTTTGAAGCAGCCAAAGCCGCCATAATTGGCACAGGTAAACAGCTTATCAATGTCGTTGGTAACGGCATCCCCCAAAAGAAAGGGGAAGTAGAATCCAACACTTTATATGTGTACCGAACAGGCGGAGGAAAGGGAAGTGTGGCAGTTCACGACGTTGGGCATATTGTCACAGGGCCTACCTTCGCAAGGGTCAAGACTTCGGGCGCTACCCAAAACATTACCTATGAGGTTCGTTTTGTTTCAGCTACCCAACAATACGCCGACATCATGGCAGCCCTTATTATTAGGGCGCTTGGTCACGATAAAGACTATTACCCTATCTACAACATTACCACAGGGGCAGTAGTACCAAACAAACTGATGTTTGTTGAGTTCACAGGCTCGGTTGACCTCAATGTATTTGAGTTTAAGGAAATGGTTTACACTTTCAGGGTAGTGGATGCTTGGATTATTGCAGGCGATGGCTTACCCGATGGTGTACAAACAGTAATCAACCCGAACATAGTACCAATAACTGTCATCAACGGTACAATAAGTACGGATGATAATAACGAAAACAAAATAATCTAATCATTAAAGTAACTTTAATTCTTTATGGCTACTAACCACGCTAATAGCAATATTAACACGCAAGACCAATCTCAATTGGTGTCAAATACCTTATCAGGCGTTAATGCTGCTTGGGGTATTACCGAAAGAGGCGACCACACTAAATCAAGGGTGTGCCGCACTTGGCAAGAGTACAAAAAATGGTTTGGTGGGTTGTTACCTGCCTCCGTTTCAAGTTTCCCCCTTTACTGCAAGCGCATCCTTGACGCAGGCGGTATTATTCGCGTAGGTCGTGCCATGCACTATACAGACCCTGCCGATACCACTACAATCCAATCAACACAGGCAACCAAAAACAATGCAGGTACTTGGGCTTTTAGCTTGCAGGTTATTGCATTTGACAACACAGCCAAAACAATCACTGTACGCGGTAAGGTTGGTAGTTTTTTGGCGGTATCTGATTCTATCAACATTGTTACCACAGCAGCCGTAACAACAGCTAAAACGGTTGCAGCCATTACCGAGTTTGCAAACACTACCATAATCGAATTGAACACCCTTACAGCTGGTCAGATTGACATTGGAGGCCGTGCGAGTTGGACTTATACAGGTGCAGGTGACTTGACCGTTACGGCTCGCGAGTACGGCACTTTTGCCAACTCAAAACTATGGTTCCGTATTGATGCTCCACGCTCCGGTAATGCCAACCTCGTGGATATTGCTGTTGGTCTTGATGGCTATCCCGAGCTGAACGAAACGCTGTACGATGTGGACAACGGTATTACTTCGTCAGGTGATTTGTTGGCACTGTCTAACCGCAGCAAACTTGTTACCTTCGATGCCAATACTTTGGCTCTGTTCCCAACCCCCAAAATCTATTTGGCAGGCGGTACGGATGACTACAACTTTACCCCCAACGACATTGAAGGCCATGCCACAGCTCTTACAGGCTTGCACGTCTTTGACATGGCCAACGACTTTGTACGTATCTCTGTCCCTGAATTTGCACAGAATGGTATCGACCTCATTTTGAAGGACTACGTAGAGGTGCGTAACGACTGTATGTTTGTGGTGCGTGTACCTTCGGGCATTTCCAATGAGGCAGCCGTAGAATATCGCAACTGTACAGGGGCTTATGTCGGTGGTACAAAATTGGATACCTACATGGGCATTATGACCATGAACGATATTGAGGTAGTGGACGAGTACGACAACACTACCAAAATGATTCCAACCCTCCCCGACATCTTGGCTTTGATGACCAAAAAGGACGGTATATTTGGGGCTTGGTGGTCGTTTTCAGGTTTGCAAAACAATTGCGGTATCATCCGCGCAACGACAGGCGTAAACCCTGCATACAACTTGCTTGCTGCTACACGCGCCTTAGACGCTCAATGGGCTGCACAAAACGAGTTGAACTATGTAGGCAACCGTACCAATACAAACGGACAAGAGGTTACAGTTTCTTGGGGTAACAGTTCCCTCCAAACTGCAAACACTTTATTGAAGTTTGCCCACGTTGCCGAGTTGGTTACTTACATCAAACGCGTTGTTAAGCCTCGTATGGACTTGCGCCTGTTCCTTCCAAACGATATTGAAACTTGGAAAGATATGTACCGCGACATTAAGGCTTTGATGGATGCGCTTGTTTCGGGTCGTGCAATTCGTGCTTATGAGTACCAAGGCGACCAAAATGTAGATAAGATTGAAGATGTAAGTATCAACAATCTCGCAGATATTGACAACGGCATTTACAAATTCCGTTTGATTATCTGGCCTACTACTAAAATGGAGCAAATTGATTTGACGCTCACTATTGTAAATAACGTGGTAGGTGTAGAATTGACCAACGCCTAATTATCTAACCCTCTTAAAGTAACTTTAATCACATGGGACGTAAAGTACAACCCAATAAGGTACACAACTGGAGAATTGAGGTAGATGGCCTCGATACTTTTGAGTGCCAAACCGTTACCATTCCGACCAAAGAGGTCGAAGTAGTAGAACATGGCGGCGGTAACTACAAACAGAAAACCGCAGGTATGGCGATGACTGGCGAACTTGTTTTCACCAAATTGAAACCCCTCGATGGCGCTGATTCTTGGGCATGGGATTGGTTCAAACAGGTACAAAATACCCAAACAGGTAAAGGCAGCTACCCACAATTTTATGAGAAATCAGTTGTTGTAAAGTTGATGGGGCCAGATAACGAAACAACCACTTACGCGTGGATTTGTGACGGGGTCTTTATCACTAAGATTGAGTACAACGAATTGAGTAAAGTTACCTCCGAGAATGTGATAGAAACTATCACCTGTTCGGTAGATGACATCAACCCAATCTAATAAAACGCAGTCAGTCCGCTGTTTTTAGTTTTTGCTCTTACCCTCTACATTTATGTGGAGGGTTTTTAGCTTAATTCAGAAAAATTTATTATATTTGTACTTTAGAACATAGCAAAAAACAGCAAACAATGAAAAAAGCGCAATTAGAATTTGTACTACCTTCGGGTGTGCGAGTGGTCGCTACCGAACTCTATGGAGAGCACCACGAAATCCTAACCCGACAAGGGGAGGACGACAAGAAACGAGTAAACAAGCTTATCCAATCCCTGCTTATCTCGGTCGGGTCGGTAAAATACCCCAATGAGGAGTTTGTAGAGGGGCTTAGAAGCGAAGACCGTCGCCACATCTTAGCCATGTGCAGACAGGCAACGATGGACTATGAGAAGGTCTTTGAATTTACTCATAAGTTTCAGGATGAGGACGGCAATATGCAAACCCTACCCCTTAAAGTAAATCTCAACGACCAAGAAGATGCCTACACGGAGAAACACATCCAAACATTGGTTGACAAGTTTGGAGCAGAAGATGAGGAGTTTTACCGCGAACTTAACAAGGACGGAACTTTTAGGGCTACCCCTTCCAAACACCGAGCAAGTGAGTACAGCGACCTCCCAAAAGAGTACGAAACTGAATTGCCTAAATCAGGGTTGAAAGTAAAAATCAATCACCTCACAGGCAAAGGCGAACGCCAAGGGGCAAGCATTGACCGTAAAAACATCTCGGTTAATACCCTGCTTAAAATGCGTAACCCTCGCTACCTGCACGATAACGGCACTTGGATTCAACTCAACCTCAACAATGTACACAGCCGCGACTTGGAACACCTGCGCAAGTTGGTAAAAGAGAATGAGGGCGAGGTAGAAATGGAGTTGAGATTTGAAAACCCTGCCAAAGGCTCGGACAAATACGTTACCGTTGACTTGTTGAGCGAAATCGCTTTTTTCTTCCCTTCGGAGGTATTGAAGTAATCACATTCGATACACTTTGGATTCTCTTAAACTACGGAGGGATAAACATTACAGCCGAAGAGCTATATAACCGCACCTACCGAAGGCTCTACCATCACTACTACTGGTTAGTAGAGCAAAAGAAAAGAGAGGAATCCGAAGGGAAAAAAGGAACTACAGTAGTAGAAGAGTCGAAGTTAGACAACTTGTATAAAAACCATAGAAACAGAAACCGATGGCACAGTTAGGCAGTTTTTCAGGGGGAGGTTTAGGCATGGGTGTAGTGTTTGCGTTACAGGACGGATTTTCCAAACCTGCCGCCACTATTCAGGCTAAGATGAACACCCTGTCAAACCATACCGATAACATGGCAGGCAAAGTAAGCACCTCCCTCAAAGGCATGATGAGTGGAGGCTTTGCCTTGTTAGGTGGTATAGGACTTGCCGCAGGTATAAAAGGCTTGATTGACTTATCAGCTGCACTTTCCGACAAACTTGCCGACGTACAAAAAACCACTGGCCTTACCAACGCCGAACTTGCCGACTACCGCAAAACAGTAGAGGGCTTTGATACACGAACCTCTTTAGAGGACTTACTTGATATTGGTAAGGTTGGTGGTAAATTAGGCGTTCCTAAACAAGAATTAGCCGAGTTTACACAAATGATAGACAAGGCAGTAGTTGCCCTTGGTGACGAGTTCACAGGAGGCGCAGAGGAGGTATCTGATAAGTTGGGTCGCCTAAAGAATGTCTTTGCCGAAACCAAAAACCAAAACTTTGGTAGTGCTTTAAATTCCATTGGTTCGGCTCTTAATGCTTTGGGTAGCGCAGGGGCTTCCTCTGCTCCAAACATTGCCGAATTTGGGCAGCGCATAGGGCAGTTGGGTAAACTTGCGCCTACACTTTCCCAAACGTTGGGACTTGGTGCCACGCTCGAAGAGCTTGGACTAAATGCCGAGATAGCAGCCGGAGGTATGACCAATTTATTAGTGGCGGCAGGGGAAAATCAGGCAGCTTTTGCCCAGCACTTAGGCATGACTACCAAAGCCTTTCAGAATATGCTGGATACATCGCCAAATGATGTTATAAAGAACCTTGCGAAGTCCTTCAAAGGCGTTGACCCCTCCAAGGCAATTATGCAAATGAAAGGGCTGAAAATTGGCACACAGGAAAGTATGAAAGTCCTTTTAGGGCTATCGGGTAACTTAGACCTCCTTACCACACGCCAAAATCAAGCAGCTAAAGCTATGGCAGAAGGTACATCCTTAACTGACGAGTTCAATGTAAAGAACAATACCTTTAAAGCGGTATTGGACAAGTTGAACAAGGCTTGGAAAATGTTTGCCGTACAGCTTGGGGATATGATAGCCCCTGCCGTTGCTTGGGTTGCCAAAGGCTTTACATGGATGGCTAAAGCCTTGTCCGCACTTATGAAAAACCCAATCACAAGCTGGATTATCAAAGTCACAGGCGGTATAGTTGGGTTGGCGTTGGCTATTTACGGCCTAAAGCTGGCTTTCAATGCTGCTAAGATGTCGGTTCGTGCTTTTGGAGCTTCTTTGTGGGCTGCGTTAGCACCTATTTTGCCAATTATAGCCATTGTTGCGGCTGTTGCTGCCCCATTTATTGCCTTATATATGCTCGTGCAAAAGGGTAGAAAGGCATTTGAAAAGTTCAACGGCGAAACCTTGACAGGCTTTAGCCTATTCTTAGCCCGAATTGGCGGTATTGTTACAGCTATTCGGGAGGTTATTGGTAGTTGGGATGCAGCTACACAGACCTTCTCCATGTCCAAAGGCGTTGCCAAAAAGCTGCAACAACTGGGAATTTTGGACTTTGTAGTTAATTTATCGACTTGGGTAGTCCGTTTGATTGAATTTTTCAAGGGTGTGGGCGCAGGTATTGTATCAGTGTTTACCGAATTGGGCAAGTTCTTTGCAAAGGGTTGGGAGTACGTCAAAAAGATGTTAGACCGCTTAGGTGTGTTGGAAATGGTCATAGGTAAGAACACCTCCGAAATAAACAAGTGGATGGAAGCAGGTAAGATGGTAGGGATTGTGATAGGCGTAGTCCTCGCAGCCCTCGTTATAGGCTTCGTTGCCCTTGGTATTGTGGCCCTATTAGCACTTATCCCTATCATTGTCGTCATTGGCTTGATTATCCTCATTGTTTGGGCTTTGATTGAAGCTGTGAACTGGGTAGTTGAGGGCTTTATGTGGCTTTGGAGTTGGGTAGAGAAAGCATACGGTTGGGGTGTAGAGTTTGTACAAAATATGTGGGATGGTATTAAATCCGTGTGGGGTTCTTTCAAAGGGTGGTTATACAATGCCGTAAAGGAGTTGCCAATTGTGGGTAATGTCATATCCTACGCCAATGGTGAGGGTTTAATGGGTGGCGGTGACATGGGCTTAGGCGAATTGACTGGCCTACAAAGCCGTACCCCTGCTCTACAAACAGCTATCACCAAAGAAAAAGGAGGTAGAGGTATGTTAGGCGGTGCTGCCAATCAGGGCGGCGGTAATAGTGAGTGGGGCAACCCTCTTGCTGTAAACCTTTTCCTTGATGGGGAACAGGTTGCTGGTGTGGTAGGTGACAGGAACAAAATAAATCAAGCTCGCGACTAATGAAAAACTCAACTAAAGGGCTGCTCTACCTAATCAATTGGGCTACATTCGAGCGGCAGATTATTCAGTTCGTGCCGATGGAGGTGGATGCCCCTAGAGCCGCCTCTATTACCAAAGAAAAGGTAGTAGGCAGGAATCAGCCTGTAATTCAGTTTGGAGGCGGTGAGCAGACTTTGAGCCTTACTCTTGACCTGTACGGTGAAGATGTAAGAAGCAGGGTAGAGTGGCTTATGCAGTTTACAATGAATGACGACGATGGGAACCCTCCGCCTCTACTAAAAGTTATGTGGGATACTTTGATACAATCAGATGCCCTTTGGTCGGTTGAGTCGGTAAACCCTAAATACTCTCTCTTTATGCCAGGGGAAAACTTTGCACCAAGACAAGCAACCGTAAGCCTCACATTGGTACGAAATACAGACCGAAACATTACGTTTATAGATACAAACCGCTTTTAAGTATGCCTCTTATTCTCAATCTCAAAGTACG